ATTAATTCTATTCGTAAGCGTCTTAATCAGCTTCAAACAACAAACAATAGGACTTCAAACCTATGGAAACCTCAACCAGGAAAACAAGTAATTAGAGTACTACCTTATAAACATAATAAGGATAATCCTTTTATTGAGCTGTTCTTTCATTTCGGTTTGAATAATAAAACCTATCTTTCACCAACATCATTTGGAAGACCTGATCCGATTGAAGAGTTTGCACAAAAACTCAAAACAAGCGGTAACAGAGAAGAATACCAAATGGCTCGTAAGTTAGAGTCAAAGATGAGAACCTTTGCGCCAGTAATCGTTCGTGGTGAGGAAGCACAGGGTGTTCGTTTTTGGGGTTTTGGTAAGACAGTTTATCAAGAATTACTTTCTGTTATAGCAGATCCAGACTATGGTGATATAACCGATGCCGTTAGCGGTAGGGATGTATCAGTAGAGTTTATTACTGCTGAAGAAAGTGGAGCTTCATTTCCAAAAACATCTATCCGTGTTAAACCAAATCAAACTCCAATAGTGCAGGATAAGGCACAATTGGAAAATCTTTTGGAAAACCAAAAAGACATTACTGAGTTGTATCAGGAACTTTCCTATGAGGAACTTACAGAAGTGTTGAACCAATGGTTGAATCCAGAAGGATCTGAAGAAACTACTTCAGAAGAGACTGCGCCAGTATCTGCAGTTGCTGCTGAGTCAGCAAATACTGTTGAAGATGCAAGTGCAGCATTTGATGAGTTGTTTAATAAGTAAATAAAGTAGTTGGGGCTGTAGCTCATTTGGGAGAGCGCTTCCTTTGCACGGAAGAGGTAGCAGGTTCGATCCCTGTCAGCTCCACACTTTCCAACAGGAGATTTAGATGTCAGTTAAAGACGATTTAGCTGGGGTTTTAGCGGATTCCCTAAATAAAAAATTCAAAGATTATAAGGTTGCATATTTCTTAGATGGTGTGCAAGAAACACCTACAGATATCAAAGAGTTCGTATCTACAGGTTCAACAATGTTAGACTTAGCTATTTCCAATAGACCCAATGGTGGTATTGCCGTTGGTAGGATTACAGAGTTAAATGGTTTGGAGAGTAGTGGTAAGTCTTTGATAGGTGCACATCTTCTAAAAGAAACTCAAAAGAAAGGCGGTGTGGCTGTCTATATAGATACTGAAACTGCCGTAAGTGAGGATTTCTTAGAGGTTATTGGTGTGGATATAAATAATATGTTGTATCTACACTTAGAAACTGTTGAGGATATTTTTGAGGCTATTGAGGAAATAGTAACCAAAGTTCGTGAATCTGATAAGGATAGGTTAGTAACTATCTTAGTTGATTCACTCGCAGCTGCTACTACCAAGGTAGAGTTAGAAGCTGACTTCGACAAAGATGGTTGGGCTACTTCAAAGGCTATTGTGATTTCTAAAGCTATGAGAAAGATTACTCAGATGATTGGTAGACAGAGAATCGCTTTAGTATTCACAAATCAACTTAGAGTTAAGTTGGGTGCTATGTTTGGAGATCCCTATACAACATCAGGTGGAAAAGCATTACCATTTCACGCATCTACTCGCATAAGATTGAAGAATAAAGGTCAGATTAAGGATACCAAAAAGAATGTAATTGGTATGACTATTCTGGCACAGGTTATCAAAAACAGATTGGGTCCTCCTTTGAGAAAAGCTGAGTTTCCACTCTATTTTGAAAGTGGTGTAGATGATGAAGGTAGTTGGTTACAGGTATTGAAAGAACATAAGATTGCCAAAGTAGGCGGTGCTTGGTATACAATGGAAAATCACAAGGGTGAAGAGGTTAAGTTTCAATCTAAGGATTGGGCTAAACTCTTAGAAGATAAAGAGTTTAAATCTCATTGTTACGATATGATTTGTGATAAGGTTATACTAAAGTACACAAAAGCTGATTTAGGTATTGATGATGTAGAGATTACCGATGAGGTGTTAGGTGACTAATGCTAGGTATCTCTCAATACTTAATGAAATAAAAAAGAAAGGCGGTGATTTAGACTCCGATCAGCCTAACGACAAAGTATTGATTATAGATGGTTTGAATACATTCATAAGATGTTTCAGCGCTATACCAACTCTCAACGATGATGGTGCTCACGTTGGTGGAATAGTTGGTTTTCTTAGATCAATTGGTTATGCTATAAAAACGATTAGACCTACCCGAACCATAATAGTGTTCGATGGAAAGGGTGGGTCTAACCGCCGTAGGAAATTGTTTCCCGAATACAAAGCTAATCGTAATATGTCGGAAAGATTAAATCGATCTTATGATTTCAATACTAAGGAAGATGAACATCAATCTATGATTATGCAACTAACCAGAGTGATTGATTATTTAGATTACCTACCAATAACCACAATCACTATTCAGAACATAGAAGCTGATGATACGATGGCGTATGTTACCAAACAGATATTGAAAACATCTAATATAGTTCTGATGTCTACGGATAAAGACTTTCTGCAGTTAGTAAATCATAGAGTATCGGTTTGGTCTCCAACTAAAAAGAAGATGTACGATCCACCAAAGGTGTTAGAAGATTATGGTATACCATCACACAACTTTGCTGTGTACAGAGCAATCGATGGAGATAAATCTGATAACATAAATGGAGTTCGTGGTTGGGGATTAAAAACTATTCAAAAAAAATTACCCTTTTTGCTTGAAGATAAGATACTTAATATAGATGACATTATTGAAGAAGATGAAAAGCTCAAAGATAATGAAGAGTTATTGAAAAGAAACTATCAATTAATGCAGTTAGACGAAGTGGATATCAGCACTTCAGCAAAAACAAAAATATTAGATAAGGTTAGAGAACCTATAAACAGATTAAATAAGTTACAGTTTCAGAAGAGATTCATAGAAGATAGATTATTTGCCACATTACCAAATATGGATAGTTGGTTAGTTCAATGTTTTATGAGATTAGATAAAATGGCTGAGAAAACAAATGGGTAGGCGTGTGAAGTACAGTACAAAAGCAGAGAGAAAAGAAGCTCAAAAGAAGTGGTCGAGAGAATACTACTATAGAAACAGAGCAGTATTACAGGCAAAGGCTCGTGAGAGATATAGAAAGAAAAAAGAAATGGAGAGAAAAGAAAAGAGTATGAGAGAACTATATGGCGAGTGAAAACTTCAATCAGTTTGGTCCTACATTTCAATCTAAGGTAATATCCTCTTTATTATCAGACAATAAGTTTATACAAACTATCAGCGACATATTAGAACCTAAGTTTTTTGATTCGGATGCGAACAAATGGTTATCTACAGAGGTTAGTAAATACTTCAATGAGTTTAGAAAAGCTCCTACCTTAGAAGTATTAAAAATAAAAATAACACAAATGGATGATGATATTCTCAAAGTATCTGTTATAGAAAATCTAAAAGAAGCTTGGAGAAATATTGAGGCTACTGATTTAGAATTCGTAAAGCAGGAGACATTAGACTTCTGTAAAAATCAGGTTCTTAAAAGTGCTATCGTAGAGGCTGTGGATTTATTAGAACAGAAGAAATATGATGAGATAAAAACCATAGTTGATGCAGCTATGAAAGCTGGTAGTGAAAGAGATTTAGGACATGATTATATCATATCATTAGAAGATAGACTTACAGAGTCAGTTAGAGAAACCCAACCTACGCCGTGGGATGCTGTAACTGGCGTAATGGATGGTGGATTAGCTGGTGGTGAGTTGGGTGTATTAGTTGCACCTGCTGGTATTGGTAAGACTTGGTGTTTACAAGCTCTTGCGGCTCACTTAGTTAGGGAAGGTAAAACTGTTGTTCACTATACATTAGAGTTAAATGAAAGTTATGTTGGTTTAAGATATGATACTGTATTTAGTGGAACACCAACTGCTAACATAAAGTTCTATCAGGAAGATGTACAGAAAGTTATTGATGGGTTGAAGGGTAAATTAATTATTAAGTATTATCCTACACGATCTGCTACTGTAAATACATTATCTGCTCATCTAAAACAGATGGAGATACAAGAAATAAAACCTGATGCTGTCATAGTTGATTATGCTGACATCTTAAAGCCAACTACATTCTATAAAGAGAAGAGGCATGCAACAGGTGAGACTTATGAACATTTACGTGGTATGGCTGGTGAATTTGATATTCCCGTATGGACTGCTTCACAAGCCAATCGTAGTTCATTAGAAGAAGATGTAATCGATGCTACAAAAGTATCAGAGGATTACTCAAAAGTAATGACAGCTGATTTCGTTATATCAGTTAGTCGTAAGGTAGAGGATAAGATTGCAAACACAGGTAGGTTTCACGTAATCAAAAACAGATTTGGAGTTGATGGTATTACATTTCCTGCCAGTATTAACACCAATACAGGTTTGATTCAGGTGCATGAAGCTTCTACTGTAGGTGGTAAAGAGGCTCAAGGAAAAATGGACAACTCAGAAGAGTATCTGAGAAAAACTTTATCTAAAAAATTTAAAGATATGGGCGGTTTTGAGTAAAGAAGATTTAATATATATAATATTTATGAATGTGAGAAAATATAATAGTGGAGTAATTAATGGGCAGTTTTAAGTTATCAGAGAATTTTATTAATAAGTACAAAAGGAGAAAAGCTCCATTTGGTTTCAATGGTCTAGGTGAGTTGGTTTATATGAGAACATACTCTCGTATAAAAGAAAATGGAAAAAATGAAAGATGGTGGGAGACTGTACAAAGAGTCGTAGAGGGAACTTACTCTATGCAAATGAATTGGATTGAATCACATCAATTAGGGTGGAATCCGTGGCAAGCTCAGAAGAGTGCTCAAGATATGTATGAGCGTATTTTTACTATGAAATTCTTGCCTCCTGGACGCGGTCTGTGGGCTATGGGAACGCCTATCACAGAGAAAAAGGGTTTATA